TTCGCCATCCAGCGGTGTTGCGGGCGGTGTCGCCGCCTCCCCTTCAATGGTGCAATGAAGCAGCGCGTCGGTGAGCGCGTGGGCCTCGTTGACTATGTGCTCCTTCTGGGACTGGCCGGAAAACAGCAGCGGCAAGCCAAAGCGGGGGCTGGATGATGTGAAGGTCAGTGGATCTGTCATTGCGGATGTCCTTGTCTGGATTGGCTCAGGGGAGAGTGGTCAGCAGCAATGGGTCGGACAGGGCATGGGTGCCGATCTGCCTCACCCAGACAGTCGCGCCAGGGTAAGCGACGGAAAGACTGGCGAATTCATCAGCATCGAAAACGATCCGCGATGCGGCCATTTCCCACTGGACATGAGGCATTCCGACGGGACCGAGGCCGACCAGATAGCGCTCGGTTTCCTCGATCAGCGGCGTTTCAACCTGATCGCGCCACCGCCATGCGCCTCGCGCGCGGCGTATCCAGCTCAGCACGACATCCCCTGCATCCGTGGTCCGCTTTCGGGGGTGAACCGGGCAGAGCGGACGCAGGGACAGCCCTGGATTCGCGACGGTGGATACAACCAGGGCATGATCGCCTGGACCCTGGGCAGTGATGACGGTTCCGGCTGTATCGCCGACTGTGTCCGGATCGAGTCTGCGCAGGCTGTCATCCAGCAGCATGAAGGGCGTGCCGGTGGGATGGCCATCCATGGCCGCGGCTTCCGTGCCTGCGCGCCCGCGCAACAGGCCTTGCAATCGCCACTGGCCGTGGCCCAGGGCTGTCGCGGTTGCAAATTGAAGGATTTCCCCGCCGACCAGCGCGCGGTTCGAGCCCGCAGCAATGGCGGCGGCATCCACGCTGGAGAGCGCGAAATCGGGCGAAACCAGCGCGACCCTCACTTCACCCTCGCGCTCCAGCAGCATCGCGGCGGAAGGTGCGAGCGGGCCGGTGATTTCGCCCATGACGGTTCGCCTGCGGCCGCTGCCGCGCAGAGGAACAAGCGTGCCCATCCGCTCGACATCAAGCCCCGCACCCGGCCATCCGCCGCTGGCGGAGGAAACGCCGGCAGCGATGATCGGCTGGTTGGGGGACCCGGTTCCGTCCCATGGCAATTCGGATATCATGAGCCGGGTCGGGCTGGCCTGAAGGTCCGCAGGCGGATCGATCCGGCCCGGGTCCGACAGGGCCAGATGTGCGCCGCCATGGGGCAGCCGCAGCAATTCGAGTTCCACGCCTTCGCTCCGCCATTCCCACGAAACGATCCGCCAAAGCCCGGCCAGCCCGGGTGCCCGCACGACCTGCCCGGGGGCGAGGGCGGGATCGAGTTCGGCAATACGCCAGGCGACGGTTTCGCTTGCCCAACCCGCGCGTTCGGCCGCCGCATCCGCAAGGCTGCGCGCATCGCCGGCGGCGAGAGCGCCGGGAAAGTCGAGAACCTGTTCCCGGCCCGGTCCGCTACGCCCGCCTGCGCGCTGCATCCCCGCCAAATAGTCGCGCGCGGGATCATAATAGCGCAGCGCGCGGGGCCGATCGTGATCGGACAGCGTCCTGCGAAACAGCGTGCCGCCGAGCGGCCCGAAACTTCCATCCGCCGTTGCGCTTGCCGGTTCCGGCAGAAGCGGAGGGTCGGGCGGAATGCGTTCGGCCGACCCGATCGTCAGCGCTTCGCCGCCGGCATCGCAGGCCAGGGGATAGATCGAATCGATCAAGGCCAGGGTGCTGCCGAGAGGGCCGCTTTCCCAGCTGAAGCCGGAAAGGCCCGGAAGCGGCATGTCGATTGCGGCGGAATCGATGAGATCGGCCAGCATCGGCCCGAGTTCCGATGCCTCTTGATCGGCAAGAATCTCGACGCTGAGGGAAGGAATCCGGTTGCCGAAAGTGCTCAGATCGAGATCCTCGAACACCGCATAGGCCAGGCCACGATGGGCCGGAGCCTCGCTCCCCAGGGAGGAGGCGAGCAGCGGATCGACCGGCTGGTCGCCGTGGCCGGAATATATCCGCAACGTGCCGCTGGCCTTCAGGTCGCCTTCCGCGCCGCGCAGCAGGTTGCCGTCCGCCCATATCCGTCCGATGCCGGCTATGGGTGCGCTCGACAGCGCGATGGCGAAGGACACGCTGTAGCGGTAGGTGGTGAGGGAACCGTTGCTTTCCTCATGCTCGATCAGATTGGTGGACCAGATGATCGAACCAGGCGCGCGTATCCTGCCGTAATGGCGCGGGATCGCCGAACCATAGCTTGAGCTGGATATTCGCAGATCGTCGAGGCGCGGACCCTTGCGGCCCGGGCCGCCCAGCAAGGCCGTATCGACCTGCCGCCCGATCAGCCCGCCGGCCAGGCCGCCCAGGGGGCCGCCAAGCGCGGTGCCCAGCGTCGTGAAAACGAGAGTTGCCATGATGTCCTCAGGGAAAGGGGGTTATGCGCCAATGGCGAAGCACGGGCGCCACCATTGGTCCGGGGGTGACGACCACCCGCCGCAATCCGGCATGGGCATGGATGAAGCGTCCGGGGCCGGCCGCGATGGAAAGATGGAACTGGGCCGCGCCCGGCCTGGTCAGAATGATGTCTCCGGGCTGGATCGGCCCATCCGCCTCGGCCAGCCCGGCCTCGTCCGCGAAGTGCAGGAGGTTCGCAATGTTCCGATTGCGAAGCCCGTAGCAGGCCGGGACGCGGACCGGGTGGCCGATCGCCGCGAGCGCCGCAAGGCACAGTCCGACGCAATCCAGCCCGGTTTCCGGATCGCGCCCGTGCAGCCGGAATGGCGCACCCGCCAGAGCTTCGGCCGCCTTCGCCAGCGCCATCCCGTCGCCGCTCATTGCGGGGGGACGCCATAGCGCGCCAGCAGGTCGTTGCCGGGCAGAAACGGTTCGCCCTGGAAATTGGCGGCGTTGCCGAAGCGGGTGGAGCAAGTGGCGATTCTCCGGTCGCAGCCTTCGCGCAACCTTGCCCGCGCGCCGGCAGTCAGGCTCGGGTCGAGCATCCTGTCGAGCACGATGCCGGCCCCGTCCGCCGCCATCACCCGCATCGCGATCCCAGCCTGCGGCCCGTCGATCCAGCGCAACTCGCCATGGGCCAGCAGCTGCGGATCGGGTCCGCCGGCAAATTCCACGCGGTTGGCGGCGAAGTCGATAGCGGTGACCTGCGCCTCATGGGTGAAGCGCCGGGCGGACAAGGCGCAGCCCGGCCCGCAAAACCCGGCACGGCAGGTAGGGCTGGTGTAGGGCACCGGGTCCATCGCCAGCGCGGACTTGGCCGAAAGCAGTTCGGCGGTGAAGCGGACATCTTCCCGCGAGATCGCGCCAATCGTTCCGCGATAGAGGATCGCCCGCTCCAGACTGATCCAGTCCACGATGCCGATGCGCATTGTGGCGCCGTCGAAGCGCCCTGCCGCCAGGTCGGCGGCGGAGATCGCGTCGTGGGTCAGGGCGCCTTCCACTTCCGCGCTGTCGGGTTCGAGATCGGCGGTCCGCCGGATCGCGGAGGGCACCATGCCCGGCGCGGCACGGTGCCGGACGCCATCGAACCAGAGGTCGCGATCATGGGCAGTGAAGCCCAGCGTCACCCCATCGCGGCGGTGAATGCGCCAGAAGGCCGCGAGCGTTTCCAGCTCCTCGCGATAGAATAGCCGGCTCATACCGCCTCGCGAATTTCGATCAGGGGAACGCTGGGCGCTTCGCCCGCGCGGAAATTGGCGCCGGCGATGTCCAGCCGATCCTCGGCGAAACGCACCGGCACATCGAACAGGAAGCCCGCCCGGATCACCGCGCCCGTGGCCGGAGCGCTGGCGAAGACTACGCGCCCGTCCGGTTCGAGGGTCCATCCGCCGGCTTCCACCCCATCTACGCTGATGGACACGGTGCCGGGCTGCGGGCGCGTTATGCGGCGTAGCTGCGGGTCCGGCTCTTCGCCATAGCGCTTCACCAGCTGGAAGCTGGCGGTCGCCCCGTCCCCGATGCCGAGCAGCTGATCGGCGCTGGTCGGCGGGGCCGTGCCACCATTCGAGCTGAAGTCGAACGGATCGGTCAGGCGGAAGCCGCGCGCCGCCCCGCGCCTTGCCCGGAAGAAGGCGATCAGCACGCCCAGTTCTTCCTCGGAGCGGATGCCCGGCCCGACATCGAAGCGGAGCCTGGCATCCGACCACAGGCTGCTGCGGCGCTCATGGCCGGAGGCGGTGACTGCGACGGAGGTCGCAAATTCCGGGCAGACCGAGGCATCGCGCCCCAACGCCAGCGGATAGGGCACATCGTCGAAGGCTTGCATATCGTTGTCCTGAGAATATGCGAGGCGGGTGTAGCCATCGCGATTGACCTGGGGCAGCGCCCAGACGAAGCGCTGGCTCAAGCCGCGCGTTTGTGCTTCGTCCAGCGCGGCGTCGATCTTCGGCCAGTAGCTTTCGGCATTGTCCGCCAGCAGCACGAAGCCGGAGAAATAATCCTGGTTTTCGACCGGATAGCCGAGGCGATCCTGCACCCATTGATAGGCTGCCCGCCGCTGCGCTTCCGCCCCGCCGGTCAGCCAGTCGTAATCTTCGAGCTGCAGCCGGTCGAAGGCAGGCCAGGCCCAGCCGGGCGGCATGTTCGCCCGGTGCAGTTCCGGCATGGCGGGGTCGAGGATCGTCGGCGTGAAGGCCAGCAGCAGCACTTCGGCCGGGCCGGTGGCGGCGGCACGGATCGCCGCGGTCAGATCCGTCGTCGATTGGGCGAGCAGCGCGCCCGCCGCATCAAGCAGGGCCAGCTGGGCTGCGTCCAGCGGGGCCCGCATATCGGCGATTTCGGGCGGTTCACCTTCACTGCCCAAGGCCAGGCGCGCGGCCTCGTCATAAAGGCAGATCCGCCCATCGGCGAAGGTCCACCACCATGGCTCCCCGATCTGGAACAGCACCGGCAATCCGGCCTCCTCCAGCAGGGCGACGAAATGGGCGGCGACCGCCCGCAGCCAGCCCATCGCCTCCGCATGGGCGGGCGAAAGCAAGGTGGATGGCGGCACCCAGCCGGTCAGGGCGGGAAACCCGTCCAGGGCGCGCTGCCGCCAGCCGTCGGGGCAATGGTCCGCGAACAGCTCGTAGGAAAGCGAGGCGATCGGCTGGTAGCCTTGCCGCGCGCATTCCGCGAAATAGGCTTGGTGCCATTGGCGGGCCGGATTGCAAAGCGTGCCCGCCGGATCGGCCAGCATCGCGCCTTCTTCCGCCACCAGCCGGAAGAAATGGCTCATCCCCACGTAATGCACGATCCGCCCGCGATAGCCGAGGCCGCGAATATTGCGCAGTATCCGCTCGGGGGTCAGATTGTAGCTGTCGTCATAGGCCGTGGCGATCTGGATGCCGTGCGGCGGCAGCATCACGTCGCCCGCCTCGAGCATGGGCCGGTCGCCCTCGCAGGCGATGTTGGTCAGTTCGAGCCAGCCGTCCGCGCGTGCCTCCAGCGGCGTATCGTCTTCCGGCACGAAGCCCGGCGGCGCGAGCGAGATGAACATCCGGTCGATGTCGGCCGGGTGGACCTCGGTCGCGGAGGGATCGTCGGAGGACCAGCCGGAAGTCAGCGTGGAGAAGGGGATGGCGATCTGCGCATCCTCGGGTGTGCCCTGCGCGTAGTTCCACAGCCGCACATACCAGCGCGCCTCGTTTCCCGCGGCATTGCGCCCTTCGATGGTAAGGGCGGGGCCGTTCGGCGCATCGAGCGGGAGGATGCCGGAGGAGGTCCAGCGAAAGCGCAGCGCGGTGCGCGAATAGTCGCGGTCGGTGGTGTAGGCCAGCAGCGGGTGGTCGAAGTGGTCCTCGCTTTCCCAGATCAGCCCGGCGAGGTCGCTCCTGCGGTGGAATTCCACATCCACCCGCAGCGCATCGGGGGCGGTCGTCACCACCGAAGCCATCATCGGGCGAGGGAAATTGACCGTCCAGAAGCGTGGGTCGAAGCGCTGTATCCACTCCGAATCCTGCCCGTCACGCCGGCGGGCGAGCCAGAATGCCATGTTCGTTTCCTTTGGGAGTGAGGGGTGAGAGAAGGAAGACGAGGCGGGTTATCCCATCAACGCCTTGCGCACCGAGCTGGCCACTTGCCGGGCCGAACGTTGCAGGGCCACCGGAGCGGACGCGCCGCGCGGCGCGGCAAGCTGGATCGCCACCCGCACCTCGCGCGGCTGGCGCGCGTTCCCGCTCAGGCCATTCTCGACCTGTCCGGCGCTGGTCGGCACGAAGAGTTCCGGCCCGCGTTCGCCGACGAGATAGGGGCGTCCGGGCGAGACGGACCCGCCCATCGCCCGGCCCGGCAGGCCGAGGATCGCGCCCAGCGTGCCGGAGAGCAGGCTGCCCAGGCCGAGTGCGCCATTGCCTGTTCCAGCCAGGCCCATGCCGATCGAACCCAGGCCTGCCTGCACCGCGCGGGCGGCGATCTCGTCCATGGTGCGCAGGGCGATGCGCTTGAGGTCGTCAAAGCCGGTCCCGCCTCGTTGAATCGCGGAAATCAGGTCGCGTTCCAGCACAGACCCGGCGCGGGAGAAGCCATCGACCAGCGTGGCATCCAGATTGGCCCGCATCGCCTGAATATCGCTGGCGAAGCCCTGGGTGCCGGCGCGAACCTCCACCAGCAGCGTGTCGATCGGATCATCCGTCATTCTCTTGCTCCAGCAGGGTTTGCAGTTCCGCCCGGCTCAGTGGGGTTGCGCCGTCCGCCGCGCAGGGGACGAGCGCTGCCGCCAGCTCGGCCGGGGTTGCGTTCCAGAAGTGGTCGGGCCGCCAGCCCAGCAGCTGTGCGGCGAAAGCGCAGAGACGCAGGGCGGCTGGCCCGAACGCCCGGTTCATTGCTGCCCGCGCAGGATCTCGCCGAGCAGCATGCGCAGCGGCGTGGCGGTGGCCGCGAGGCCCGCGTCCAGCACGGCCGCGCCCACCTGCTCGCGCGTGATGCCCTGCCTGTCCGCAAGGCAGTGCCAGAACAGCGCGGCGATCTCGGCAAGGCGAAGCTGCCCGGCTCCGGCGCGCTCGACCAGTGCGAACAGCGGGCCGAGTTCCTCTTCCGCGGCGACCAGCGCGGTGAAGCTGGGGCGCAGCAGGCGCGGCGCCCCGGCGATGGGCAATTGCGCTTCCCCGCGCAGGGGATTGGCAAAGCCGGTCATGCCGGCACCACCGGGCCGGAGCTTTCCAGCACCAGCGCATAATTGCGCTCGCCATTGAAATCCCCGGCATAGTCCAGCCGCTGGATCAGGAAGCGGCCATGCAGCTTCTCGCCATCCTCGAACGACAATTCGTAATCGTTCAGGGTTCCGGCCAGGGCATTGGCGCGGATCGCTGTTTCGGCATCGCTGCCGAGGAAGATCCCGGCGGCATTGACAGTGACGGAGCGCGTGCCCGCGCCGGAGAGCAGCTCGCGCCAGCCGCCCGATCCCTTGTTGGTGACGACCACCGTGTCGCCATTGATGCTCATCTGCGTGGTGCGCAGGCCCGCGACGGTGCGGTAGGCGAGGGGTATCGCGCCATCTCCGATCTTGAGGAGGAAGGCGCTGCCTTTCTGGGCTGTCATGATCTGTCTCCTTGAAGTGGATCAGTCCGCAAGAACGCGGAAGCGGTATTCGAGCAGCACCGCGCGGGTGTTGTTGGCGCGCTGTTCGGCGCGGGCGCGCAGGAATTGCGCGGTGACGAGGGCGAACCCGGCCTGTGCGCGCGGCAGGCTGGCGATCCGTGCCTCGATCGCCCGGACGAGATCGGCGGCAGTGGCCGGATCGTCGCCCCGGCAATGGAGTTCCAGTGCGATCCGCACTTCCCGCCCGATACGGTCCTTGGCGCTCCAGTCGCTGCTGGCGCTCGCCGCGATGTTCAGCCACGGCGGATGGGCGCGCACCGGCGCTTCTTCGGTGACGATGTTGAGTTTCGGCGCCAGTGCCGGATCGGCGCGAAGCCAGGCCAGCAGCGCCGCGCGCAAGGGGATTTCCATGGCGGTCAGCCTTTCGTGAACAGGGGCCAGAGCAAGCGGGCCATGCGCCAGCGCAGAGGGTCGGCCCGCCGCGCCAGCAGGCGCTGTTCCGCATGAGCTTGCGCCAGCAGCGCGGCCTTGCGGGCAAGGCCGGCGGCGAAGGCGCTGCCGCTGGAGCGAAGCCGGGCCGCGATCATCCCAGCCGCATCCGGCGCCAGGGCCGCCACAGCGCCGCCACGGCGGCGGGCGGAACGGTCTGCATGGCGTCGAGATCGCGCTGGCGATAATGATGGGCCGCCAGGCGGATCACCCCATGGCGGATGCCATCGGGCAACTCTGCCCAGCCGGAGGCCAGTCCGGCCACGAAGCGGACCGCGATCCGTCCCGCGCTGCCCTGGCGCAGCAGGCGCAGGCTCGCCCCGCCATCCGCGTCGAGATCGATTGCGTAATCGGGGGAAGGCAGGGCGAAGCGCGCGCCATCGGCGGGAATGCCTTCGACCTGGGTGATCGCTTGCACCGGCCTGGTCGAAAGCGACTGCCAGCCGCCGCAGGCAGGCAGCACTTCCTCGCAGGTGGCTTCCAGCGGCATGCGGCCGGTGAAGGCCTCGCACAGCTCCAGCGCGGCGCGCAGCAAGGCTCGCAGCGGGTTATCGTCCTGCACGGTGGTGATGGCGAGCCAGGCTTTCAGCTCGTCCAGCGCCGCATCCGGCAATGCGGCGGGAGTGATGATCGTCCGCTTCATTGCGGTTTCCTTTCTTTTTTATTTGGCCTCAGGTGCCGGCGCGGGCCATCCGGCCCGCTTGGCTATCCTCGCGCCGCTTTTGGCGGCGCTGCGGGCGCGCAGTCGCGCTTGCGGGACTCCTCGCCGGAGCCCCGGACATTGCCAGAGCTGTCTGGTGTCGATCCGGTCCGCGATCAGCGGACCGCAAGGCCGACCGGCCGCCCGAGCTTATGCGAGGACGAATAAGTTCAGCGCCTGAGTTCCAAAAAACTACGCTTCGATCTTCAGCAGCTTGATCGCGGCGCTATCCAGCACCTGCCCGCCCACGCGCCGGGTGGCGTAGAAATGGACGAAGGGCTTGTTGGTGAAGGGATCGCGCAGGATCGTGGTCGCGCTGCGTTCCGCGATCAGGTAGCCCGCCTTGAAATTGCCGAAGGCGATGGGGAAGGCATTGGCCGCAATATCGGGCATGTCCTCGGCTTCCACCACCGGATAGCCGAGCAGGCGGTCCGGCTGGCCTTCCACCAGCCCCGGCTGCCACAGGAAGGCGCCGTCCGCCGTCTTGAGCTTGCGCACCTCGGCCAGCGTGGCGGAATTC